GGCACCCACTACAAAGACATGCCGGTGCAACCTTGGACCGTAATGGAAGCCACGCTAAGCCATGACGAATTCATTGGCTTTCTCAAAGGCAACGTGATCAAGTACAGCATGCGCCAGGGGCGCAAGGATGGGACCGATGACGCGGCCAAAGCCCAGCATTACCTGGAAAAGCTGAAAGAGGTAAACAACATATGGGGCTGAAAACACTAGGCCCGGCTGACCTGGCCAAGCTCTTGCGCAGAAGCGAAGAGACCATCAAGTCAGACGCACGTCGCCGACCAGACGTACTGCCACCGCGCTTCCGGGTACCCGGCAGCAGGCGTCTGGTATGGCTGGAGTCCGACGTCATTGCATGGATCGAGAAGATCAATGACAAACGACCAGCTTGAAGCGGCTGCATTAAAGCTGGCGGAGCTGCGCGGTGAGAGCCGCGCTACCGACCAGCAACTACGCCAGGAAATCAGGGAGCTGTACCAGGCATTGCAAGCCCTGGATTCGGTATTCAACAAGGATCTGCCAACATGAAACACGCCATCTACTTTTTCCAGATGCTGGGATTCGTATCAACCCTAATAGTCGTGTGCTTCTACCTCGGCTATAAAACCGCTCAACCGAAATGCCGCACCGTGGCAGCGGTCTTTACGGAGCAATGCAGATGAACACCTACAAACTATACGAACCGCCCAAGCCTGTGGGCTACTGGATTCTGTACGCAGAAGGCCCTGCGGACATTCGGTTCACGATGCTCTACAAGCCATCATGGATACAACGCTGGTTTACCAACAAGCTGCTGGGCTGGACATGGAGGGATGCAGATGAACGACGACGAGCTTGACGACCTGGCAGTCACCGCCATTTCGGTGATTGCCTTTATCTTTTTCATTGCCGGTATCGGCTCTTTTGTTTGGTGGGTGATCACATGATTCAAGTAATTTTTATTCCCGTTCTTTTTATTTGCATGAACGGCAACTGTGAGTTTATGCAAGCAGAGACTTGGTTTAAGACCGAGAAACAGTGCCGCGCTTCGTTAGACGTGCAAAAAGAACACATGCAAAAGCTGGCCCTCAAAGGCGGGGCGATGATCACCCTGATCGAAGGCACATGCATCACAGCAAAGAATGGCATGCTATGAAAACACCAGAGGATGAAGCCTTTGACGACCTTGCCCGCAGGCAGGGTGCTTGGGGCGGTGGCTTCCAAGCCAAGCGCGCGATGGCTGCGAACAAGCAGCATTGGTCTGACTGCGCGGTGCATAACGCGCCAGCCTATCCCGCTGGGGAGTGTGATTGCGGCGTACCGCAGGAGCCTGTGGCGTGGTGCATTAAGTACGGCGGTGTTTTGCTTTACGCAGAAGGCTCATTAAGCAAAAAAGAAGTTGAGGGTAACTTTGCGCGTAATTTCAATGAAGGTTTGTCAGAAATAATTCCTTTTTACACCATTCAACCAAAGCGCGAATGGGTCGGGCTGACGGATGAGGAGCTTGCAGATTGCTTGGATATGAGTATTCAAAAAATTTGTCGAGCTATTGAAGCCAAACTCAAAGAGAAAAACGGATGATTACTATTTTTGGGGTATGGGCTAGTTTTTGGATATTCAACTATGAATGCCGTGTGCGTGTTAAACAAAAGGAGAAGAACGCATGATTGAAGAAGACGACGACACCCAAGACTACAAAAAAACGTGGCGCGGGCTGACCGATGACCAGCGCCTGATGGCGTTGAAATTTATAGACCCTAAAACCGCCAAGCTTCCGCCGGGGATTAAACAGTTTGCCGAAGCGATTGAGAAACTACTGAAGGACCAGAACGTATGAGCAAAAGAGAATTGGCGTTGGATAGCCTGACGCGGATATGCGAAATACAACAGCGGCTTATCAACCAGTTGATTGCTTTGGAAGAGGCGTCATACGCAAGGGGCTACGCGGCTGGGATGGTTGCGCAGGTTGAGATAGATATAAATCTTGAGCAGTTGCTGAAGGAGCAAAAAGCATGAAGCTCTACAACGTACCCAAAAATAGCATGATTGTGCTAAGCGATGGACTGGAGTTAAAGTTCCATCACCTTGATGGTATGTACAGCGTGTGTACAGACGAGCACGGCAACGTGTACCACATCAGCGCGTCTGAAGAAGTCAAGGTAAAGGAATGACCGCGTCTAAACACCCCACGATCCGCGCGCACCTGCTGGGCAACTCGGACGGGCTTACCGTGCCCGATCTGGCGGATCGCACCGGCCTGGATGAGGACAGCGTCAGGCGCGCCCTGGTCAAGATGGCCGACTGCTACATCGACCGCTGGATCGGGCCCAACAGGGGCCAGTATGCAGCCGTGTGGATAGCCGTGCCGATCCCAGATAACTGCCCGCCGCCATGAAGATCACCACCACGTTTGACGACGAAGACGAAGCCATCCAGGCCATCCAGGCAAAGCACGCTTGGCAAGCCCTGCATGAGATCAGCGAAGTGCTGCGCCGAAATAGAAAATACGGCCTCCCTTTTGAGGAGGCCGTATCACAGATACAGGCATCGGTGAGCGATGCCTTGTCGAAGGTCTACCGGGATTAGGCTTCTTCTTCGTACTCTTCTTCGTCGGCTTCTTCGTCTTCAACCAAGAGCCACTCACCAGCCTCTTCGTCGAGCCAATACCAAGCATCGTACTCTTCGTCGTACCAGCAGTAGCAGTCATGCTCTTCGTCGTACTCATACACTTCGCCGTCTGCAAAGTAGTCGACAAAACCGCTCACAAAAAACACATTCATTTCAAACATAAAAAACTCCTTAGACGTTGATGATCTGGCCACGAAATTCCACTTGCCCATCGGCCCACTTGTGGACCAGTTCAGGCCACAAAATCCTACCACCCCTGAATGTCAAAACAGCAAATCCAGACCGGTGATTTTGAGGGTTGCCCTCGGCATAATCAAACTGCGCACCATGCGGCTCAGCTAAAGTTCCCGTGTCAACGCCATACCGATTGCCGTTATAGTCGGCAAAAGGAGTTACCTTCAAAGAGTGCAAATGGCCGGTGACAATACTTATCCCGGCGCTGACAGTGTTGTTGTGCGTTGCGTGGATACCACCCTTGTACCGGTGTTTAATGATGCAGTCTTTTGTGGGCCACACAGACCAAGCAAATTCCCACGCTGGAAGATGATCTTGCAATTTGAATCCATGCACTTCGCGGTATTGCGGAGCTTGGCTGACCAGCTTGTTTGCAAAACGAGTATCGTGGTTTCCCCAGGTAAACAGCAGCTTGCAATTGTGGCGAGCGGCCTTGGCCGTTTCTTCAATTTCACCAAGGTGTGCTTGGACCGCTTTTAATTCTTCCATCACGCTTGGCGTGTGACTCCAGCCCAGGGGTGGGTGGCGAGAGATACTCGCCCCATCAAAGGCGTCGCCGTTTGAGATCACGGCATGCGGCTTCAATTCTTTGATGGCCCACAGCAAACCCTTGTAGGCGGTGGTGTATTCACCCGGCCAAAAATGCGCGTCAGAAAAAACAATGATGGTCTGATCAAGGACCCCAAGCTCTACTTTGTTGATTGACGTTTGGATTGGCTGAAAAGCAGCGTAAGGAGAATACAAATCGGTTTGGCTGACCAAAGGCTGATTGGTTTCATTTTCAATTCTTCGCCTGCGCCGATGAACTGCGCGCTCATCAATTTTAAGAGCCTGGGCTACTTTGGGTACTGAACCATGTCGGTTCCAAACCTCTATAAATTCGGCACGCGAAACTCTTGCTTGCATAACATACTCCGCAAAGTTGCGCGCAATCTAGCACAACATAATTACTCTTTTTCTTCGCCTTCAATTGTGAGGCCCTGCTTTAGATTGCGCTTCTTCTCACGCAGTTTTTCTTTTTCTGCTTCGGCAGTATCTGAGCTGATCGCGCCTTTGTTTTCCAGGCGCTGGAGTTTCTTGATCTGGATGTCAAGCTCACGTATCAGGCCCTTCGTTTGCGATTTCTGAATCTTCTCTGAAGTATCCAGGTCGATTGGTCGAGCCTTGATACCCACCGTTTGCAAAGCAGCGTAACCGGGCGTGATCGGCACGCCGTCTTTGCCGACGCCCGTGTACTCAGCCAAGCCGACGTTGACAGGTTGGCCAGTGACGTTTGCAATCACGTTCATGGCGCGCTCGAAATGGGTATTGCCCACGGCGATGGCCGGGGTCATCTGCTTCCACATCCAGGCCAGGCGCTTCTGCGCAGCCTCTGCGCTGGTGTCCGTTTTTGACACGATGTCTTGGCCACGGAACGTGTCCTTGTTGAACAGCATTGCCGAAGCCACGGTGAGGATCGGGCTGTTGGGTGTGATCGGCGCGAGCAGGGGAATGCCGCCCGCGTTGTTGTGCGCGTCGAACAGATCACCGCCAGGGAACATCCGGCTGACATCAAGGAACACCGGCATATTGGTCAGGTCGTCCATGCCCAGGCGGATCGTCTTCTCTGTACCCAGAGACAGGCTTGCGCCTTTCATCCACTCAGGCAAAGCCTTGCGCTCTTGCTCTTCCTGGTCCTTGACCTGCTGGCGGAAGTCAGGATCGGTGATGTAACGCTGGATCACGGTCCACCACTCTTCGTCGTCACCGCCGCCAAGGCCAGCAGCAATCGAGTACATGATCGCGTTGGCCGTGTAAATCGCAACCGCAGGGGCAGCGTAACGGAACGGGTGCTCCAGTGCTGTGTTGGCCAGGGCCGGTACGACCTTGTACGTGTAAGCAAAGAAGGGCAGACCCAGGGGCATGTCTCGCAAGAAGCGCGCGCCCTTGGGCATGTCGTCGTATGAGAACATGTACTTGAGCGAGTAGTCGACAGCATCGTCCGGGCTCAGGCCGCGATTGCGCGCATCGCGGTAGATCATGTATCGGAAGAAGTCGTCCTCGGCAGAGTACGCTTTGCCCAGGGGTTTGCGCAACCACAAGGACAGCGCATTCCAGATCATGTCGACCGACTTCTTAGCCTTGCTCTCGGACATCTGCGCCAGTGCGCGCAGTGGCTCGGGCATGGCGTCCATTAGCTCGGCCCGGTTGAACGTGCCACCGAAAAGACCAGCCTCTTTGGCTTCGTCCACCATGGCGTTGCCCTTGACCAGGTCTGCGATGGCACCCACGTATTTGTGGCCGTCCCAGTAAGACACGCCAGCGAAGTGAGCCATCGTCAAGTTCGACAGCACGTTGTTTGCGTGGGCTACTGGGTTGAGGACGGTCTTGCCCTCTTTCCACATCGACAGACCCTTCATGTAAATCTTGGTCAGGTCGCTCTGCATGGTTGTGTCGAACGCGACCAGTTGATCCAGAATCTCAGCGGGCACCCACTTACCTGCCAGCTTGCCGTAACGCTTGGCGAAGGTGTCTTCCACGTTCGTGGCTGGCACCTGGACGTAGCCGGGCTTCTCGGTCCTGCTTGCGTAGTTGGTTGCCAGGTTTTCGTACAAGCGGCCAAGTGCAATGTCGCGTTGGCTCTTGTTGTAGCCCATGACGAAGCGGAACATCGAGTCACGAATCTCGCCCATGTCGTCGCGCTCTTTGCGCGTGTAGTCACGCCAGACTGTGATCTGGTCATCGACCGTTGGATCGAAAGAATCGTCACGCACTTCCCATCCGTTTGCTTCCCAGTCTGCCAAGTCTGCAACGGGCACGCTCTCGAACATGCCGCGCGCCTTGAGGCTGCTGCCGCCAATACCTTGCATGGTCTTCTTGCGACCAAGCAATCCCTTGACTGCTTTCATCCAAGCCTTAACTTCGTCGCCCAGCTTTTGCTCATAGAAACGCGGCAGGTACTTGCCATCCCACCGGCCAGCGGCCCCTGGCGAAAGCATGCCCAGGCGGACCAGCTCTGCCGACTGCTCGGACATGATCGACTGCATGGTGGCCGCGATCTCCAGCACTCGCTGGGGCGGCTTGGCACCGCGCTTCAGCTCGCCTTCGATCACATCGCTGACCATCTGGCGCTCCTGCTCCGGCAGGTCCTTCATGTTCTTGGCCACTTCGACAGTCAGGTTCTGAGCCTTGTCGATCTCCATTCGCATCTTGCGCATCGCGCGAGACAGCTCCGGACTGACAGGCTTGAGGCCGACCAGGTCGAGCACGTTGCTTGCCACGTCTGCCGCAGCACGGTAAGCCTTGGCACCCGCGCCGAAGCGGAAGCGCCCGGTCTCGTCGCGGCTGAGCAACCAGCCCTCGGTCTCTTTTCCGACCGGCTGGCGCTGGCTGAACACAATCGGCGCGCCGGTGACGTCTGTGTCTTGGCCGAACTTGACGTTCTTGGCCAGGACCAGGGGGCCGACCTGGATTACTTCGTCCGCGCTGAGCACGGGGCGCATGGTGTCGCGGTCGTAGAAGTAGCTGTGGCGGAATGGGTCCATGCCGACCTGGGTCCAGGCCGGGTCGTTCATGGCGGCCTCAGCCCGGGCCTTGGCGTCTTCTTTGCTGATGGGTGACCACTTACCCAGCATGGTGGCAATCGTGCCCTTGGCGGACCCCGTAGCGATCTTGGCTGCGGCCTTCTGGTTCATGCCAAAGGTCACGTCCTTGAGAGCGGCCACCGACTCATACCCCACCACCGGGCCAGCGTCGTATGCAGACTGCACTTCTCGGTTGGTTGTCTTCGGCGTGTGGACGCTGACCACCCAGGCGTCGTGCTCCTGATATGACGGGATGTCCAAGCGAAGCTGAGCCCAGTCGCCTTTCTTCAAAGTCATGGATGGGGTGCCGTACTTGGCTGCCTTCTCTGCGCTTTGACCGCGCCCGTTTTCCAGGGCATAGCGGGCGTCTTTGGGCGTCGTAACGACAGGCACCGCAGCATAGGGCTGCACCGGACGCAATTCGTCCACCATGCGGTTGTATTCCGTCCTGGTGATCTTGCCTGCTTGCAGGTCTGCCACGGCCTGCTGGAGCTGCTCAGTGCGTTTGAACCGGTCGGCGCTTGTGCCTTCCACCCGGCTGGCTTCTGCGTTCTTCTGGCCAGCTCGGCTGAAAGCTCCGGTTTCAGTTATAATCGGGGCGGAGGTTCCAATGAAATTCGATTTTGATTCCTTAGCCCCAGGCACTATGTTCTTTGACTGGAACGAAGTGCCTGTGACGGTCTCGCCAGATTGGCGTTCGGCCACCGCCTGGCTACCGGCTCCCTCTCCGCGCAACCCTTCGGACGTGCGTGAGAAAGCCGATCCGGTCGACAAGGCTGAATTCAAGCGCGTGTTCGACGCCTGCGCCGCCCGGCCAAAGTTTGCGCCCTCGGCGTAAATCTGCTTTTGGATGTCAACCATCTTGGTCTTGACCGGGCTGTCTGGCATCTCGCGCTCGAACGCGTAAATCTCATGGCCGAGGTTCTTGGCAGCCAGCATGCCTGGCGTGCTGATCTGGATTTCGGCAACCGTACCATCTTCCAACACCACGTTGGTCAGCACATCCTGGTAACCGGTTGACAGCGGCTTGCCCGCCAGGGTTTCACCCTTGTCGTTTTCCAAGTCAATCGACAGCCGGTTCTTGATTCGGTCGAATTTGTAGACTTTGCCAATTTCGTCGATCACCCGTTGCGCGTCCTCTGGTGTTTCCACCACGACGGTGCCGCGCAACAGGTCTTTCATGGTGGCCGGGTCGTAACCGTTCTCGATGGCCAGCTTGGTGACCGCACGGAATGGCTTCTTGATCCCGGGCTTCTTGGCGTAGCCGCCGACGCTTTCGGCGATTTTGTCCAGGGTCGTGTCGAACGCGGGCTTGTTGCGCTCTGCTGCTGCAAACAAAGGCTTCAGCAGGTCGTTGCCATGCGCGCGATCCGCAGCCGACAACGGGTCAGGCGGCTCGGCTTTCTTGTACTTGGCAATTGCTTCCCTGGCCTGGGTGACCGTGCTAGGTTTGAGCACATCTTCCGGCTTGAGGTCTTGCCTGGGGCTGAACCGGATGTCCGGGTTGTTGATGTCAAACGCGCCGGTGTTGCCGGTGGCCGACTTGATCTGATTGGGATTGAACACCACGTACTCGGACGGATTCAATTTGTCGCCGTCAAAGATGATGCCGTCATGCTCAGGCGTAAGGGCTTCAAGTGCTTTGCGTTTGGCATCCCCAAACGACATGCCCTGCTTGCGATATTTCTTGATTGCTGCGGTGGTGTTGAGCGGGTTCTCAATTTTGAGATAAGCCTGAGTAACTTCACCCCTTGGCGTACCGGCTTTTGCGCCAAACAGTTGCGTGTAACCGTAAGCTGCTTCTGGATTGCCGGTAAAGTAGGTGCCCGCCAGATCGCCTTTGGCGCTGCGGGTGGTGACGCGGGAGGTGTCAAATACGGTCACGCCTTTGGAAAGGCTGCCGTGATAAACCACCAGTGGTTTGCCTTGGCCGTCCACCACTTTGCTGCCGCCAAACCATTGCTTAAATTCACGGCTCTCGGTTTGCTTGGAGCTGAACGCCACGCTTGACATCAGGTGCTGTAGGCCACCGCTGGCCAGGTACGCTTTGAACGCGGCTTGGCCTTTTATGACACGCTCTTTGCCACCCGCGTCGGTGAACTTGTACGTGCAATCGGCCATGGTTTAGCCGCCCAATTCTTGGTCGATCAGAAGCATGCCAGCTTTGTCTTGATCGACAAGCTGAATGCGTGCCAGCAGGTCGCCATATTCGCCCACACTGCGTCGCTGAATTTCCAAAAACTGAAGCAGGAATTGCTGAACGATTGGATCGTCGGAAGCCTGGCGATACCAGTCCTGGTAGTTGTTCAGAAGCTCCAGCTCGGTCTCGTATCCGGTCTCGATTGCATCGCTCAGAGTTTCGATGGTTTCATTCATCGCTTCGATCACTGGCACCTTGGCCACGGTGCCGACGTCGTTTTGAAAATCAGCGTGGAGCTGATAGTGTTTCAGTTCGTCTGCGCTTTCATTCAAAAAGAATTTAGCAGTGCCCAAGTAGCCCAGGCGCTGAACCTGATTGGCGATGTGCTTGTACAGGTTGGATGCGTACAGCTCGGAATGGACCGCCTCGTCAAGCATCTTTTTGCAGTCGGCGGAAATGATCATTTTGGGCAACATGTGCATGGCGGGTCCTTATTTGCAGTTGATCTCAACCAGGCCGGAGTCGTCCAGCTCGGACAGGATGTCGAGGAAGTTTTCGTGGACGTATTTTATTTGCGCGCCGTCCGGGCGCGATTCGATGGCAGCTTCGGCCCGGGTCTTGGCCAGGCCGCGCTTGTTCAATCCTTCAAAGATTGTTTCGAGGGGCGTGTTGGCGTGGACGAAAGTTTCCCGCTCTGCTCCTTGGATCGGGCCGCTTGGGCCGTTCGTTCCGCCAGTCGGCTGATTTGTTCCCGCGACCTGCTGGCCAGCCACTTGTCGTGCTGGTCCTGGTCCAGGTTTGGCTGCTGCGCGTAGTCGTCGTTCATTGAAACCTTCTTTCTTTAGCAGTAATTCTGCCGCACCTGCGTAGTCTTGGCTAGTCACCCGGAGCCGAACGCCCAACTTTTTATACAACTCTTGTTCAGGATACCAGATCAGGGCTTGCAAAGCCGCCGGTGGCACGCGCTTGCCCGTCTGCTCCTGAACCATGTCAACCATCTGGCGGACCACGTCGCGCAGGCGCTGGCGCTCACCGCCGCTGCCGGGGGCGTCTGTGGGCTTGTCAGCCGATTTAATGATGGTGTCTGACGCACCCACCAGGGGGGTCTTGATTCGCGTTCCTGAGTCGAATGCGGCCCGCTCCTTGATGAACTGGCGGTTGTGCAAGCTGTGTACCTGGCGGGCCAGGGCGATTGCGCCTTCGTCAGATTCCATCGCAGCCTGGACCACAGCCGGGTCAAACTGATCTGCGTACACACCCACGTTGGCCGGGCCTTTTTCAGCGATGGCCGCGCGCAACTTGGCCACTTGCTTGGGGAACAGCTCAGCGTCAAACGCTGGCAAAGTCCCGGCCAGTCGACCGACGGTGCGCATGAACCACATGTCCATCGTTACCGGTTCAAAGTTGCCGCTCAGGTTGCTGTAAAAACCAAACCCGATTTTGGGTCCAAAGATGGCAGAGCCCAGCAGCTTTTCGTCCATTGACTCGCCGCCGATTGAGTAGCCCATGGTCTCCAGCTCGCGCTTGGTGAATTCGGTTTGCAAAAACCGGCGCAGCAGGTCAGGCCCCATCTTTGCCAGCACGTCGTTGGCCAAGGCAAAGTTGTTTGCCATGGCAGGGGCTGATTTGCCGGTGCCAACTTCGGGAAATTTGCCCACACCCTGGGCATTTACTGAGGCCCGGTAAGCCTCGTACTGAGAAGACGCGTACTTCAGGTTGTCCTCGACGTTCATCGTTTGCGACGATATGGCGGTGGCCATCAGGAATGCGTTGCGCGCGTTCTGGTCAGTATTCAGCTCTGGGTATTTGACAGCCATGACGCGCAAGGTCTTGGCCACGGTCTCGTCGTACCACTCGACCGCGTTGCCCGCGCTCTTGATTGCAGCCACGGCTTCGGACGCCAAGAGCTTGGCCAAGGTGGTGCGGTCTGCTGGCTTGTTGATGTCCAGCTTGGGCAAGCCGGTGGCAGCCCGTCGCTGATCCAGCCACTGCACCACTTCAGGAATGCCGCCGACAACCGGTGCCTGGAATGCTTTGTCTTTCACACCCCCGGTCATCAATGGCAGGGCCGTGGCGTTGTACTCGGCTGTTGACAAACCGATCTTGTCTGCCACGTCTTTGTAGACCTTGGAGTCGGTAGGCGGGGCTTCTTCCTCTTTTGCCGAAAACCGCACTTCGCTACCGATCCGCTCCAGCTCTGCGTTGGCTGCGTCGCGCTGCTCTGCTGGAATCTCCAGGCTGCCCGCACGCACGCGCGCGCCTGGGATGTTGGACGTGTCGATTTGGCTCAGCTCTTTCGACATGAGCCCCTTCTTGAGTACGCTTGGAGCTGCGTTTTCGACAGGTGCTGCTGCGGTTGGCTGGCCTATGGCTTTGACCGGGACGGCTTTGTGCTTTTGGCCAAGCAGCACCACGGCTGATTGGTTGTTGCCAAACGGCGCAATGTAGCCGTCAAAACCGGCGTTGATGACAGCAGACTCAAACGCGTTTGCGTCTGGCTGCGGTTTTATGATCCGAGTCTGTGGATCGTAGATGTTGTCCAGCCGGGTTTCGTGTGCGTACCCGCCAACGCCGGATTCGGGGCGAATACCTGCGCCCTGGTCAACATAG